CCGTTTTGTTATGCTCGAACCTTTACGTTCTTAACATGAACATAACTATCTAGATTCTCAACCTGATTCGCAATTCTTACAAACTGCGTATACTCGATTGCGTCCTTCTTAGGCTTGAATTCACGATAGATTACAATATCTCTCTGAATACCGATAATACGGTTCTGAGGGAATGTAAGCTCCACAACTCCGTGGTTACCTGTTGCGCCTGAGTAATCTCCCGCTTCGGTTTCCTCATAAAGAGGAACCTCATTTAGAGGAATACCGAAGACCCTGGGTCCTACTGATCCTGCGCCACCTGTAGCATTACTTGCCTGCATTACTGCGTCAGCAAGTGTAGAGTTATAAGCTGCTCCGTCACCTGTTCCAGCATCCGCTAGAGTTAGACTCCAAAAATAATCCTGAATCAATGAAGATGAAGCTGTCCAAACAAGCTGTGATCTACGCTGTAGATACTTGTTGGGAAGTCCTCTAATGCCCTGATCGAAAACTGCACGGTCAAGAGTTCCACCCGCTGCATCAACAACGTGTGCTCCTGCTCTCGCACGCTTACGGAAACCATCAAGTGACTTCAAAAGCGGATCGGAACTTACTGTATCTCCATGAATATACAAGTCCTCAAGATCGTTTGCTGTTTGACGTGCCATAAGGCTTGCCACATGATCTTCAAGAGAAGTACCTTCAATGTTGTCCTCTAGACCTTCTGTTGATAGCTCCCAATCTAGTCTAATCTTCACTGTTACCAATGAGATTTTGCTAAATGTTGGGTCGGCGTTTACGCCGTCATCAACTGCTTCCGTAGCCTTTCTCATGATACGACGACCGATATCAATTGCATCAATATCCATCGTAGGTCCACCCATACGGATGACTCTCGCTGTATGCATAAGAACTGACTGATCGAAAACATAGTCAAGGAACTTATTTGCCTGCTTTGCCGATAGAATACCGCCACCGCCTGCACCAATCTGTGTTGTATCAACTACTTTTTGTAGAAGTTCTCTGCTGCCCACTATTTCACCCCCTTATGATGTATATCCTAGTGCGTTAACAATTTCTGCATCCATAAATGCGCCCTTCCAGAAACTTTCTGTCTGGACTTCTTCTGATGCACTCTCATCAACCTTTTGCTCTTCGTCGTCGCTGCCAGTCTCAACTGACTTTGAAATAGCGCCGTCGTTCGCAAACTTCTCTAGATCGCCCTTAGCTGTATCAACTTCAGCTTGTACGGTTTCGACCTGCTCGCCAACTGACTTCTCAAGAGTTTCAAATCTTGCGTCAAATGACTTGGTAATCTCGTCTAGCTTTGCGGCTAGAGCTTCTGTTACCTGCGTTACTACTTCGTTTGTGTCCACGTTATCACCACCTTCGGTTTCGGCTGTTACCTCTTCGGCTTTAGCCTCTTCTGTAACAACCTCTTCCTCCTTCTTATCATCTTCTTCCTCAACCTTTACGGCAGAAACTTCAGAAGTAGAAGGAACAGTAATGTTGAACACAGGTGAAAATACGCCCTCTAGAGGATTCACCTTAGGTGCCTCTGGCGTTTTATCACCACTATCATTACCAAACAGAGAGTCACCTAGTCGCTTAAGAATAGATTCCTTCTGTGTTTCGTTTAGTTCTTCCATATTGTTTACAATATCGGTGTTTCCATTCTTATGCACCACCGATTCGTTGTTTTCACCCCCATTTTTGTGATTTTCGTAACTTTCAATCATTTTCCTAATTTCTCTGCTGTCAAAGTCCTCAATAAAGCCAATTTGAGCCATTTCATGACCATTGCAGGTTGATTCATCAATCTTAGCAACTCCATCCTTTTCACAATAGAATAAAGAATGAATGTCCTTAAAATCATTATCACCTTGCAATTCAATGTCATTAGTATCACCAACTGATTTAATCAATGTGAACGTTGAAACAGGGTTTGCAGGATTATCAACGAGAGAAAGTTCATGCATAGCATACTTTTTCACTCTACGATATGACTTATTTGTCGATTTATTAAATTCAAAAGATGACTCAATAATGTCACCGCCGACTGACAATCCAGTAAGAGTACCGTCGAGAACCTTTTTCCAAGTGTCCTCGGCACCCTTAGAAACGTAAATTGTTGTCTCCATGCCACTATACATCTGACCATCGTCACCTGTAATCATTGTGGGCCTGAAATCGACCATTTTTCCAACAGCCTTGGGCATATGCATTTCACGCACATTTCCCGGCCATGAATTGAAGGCTTCTGTGGAAGCTCCAAAATCAATAATATCGTCTTCCTTATCGGCGTTATCCGCCGTAGCAATTCCGGTTACTGTTCTGAGTTCC